GACTTCGACGACGACATCCCTTTCTAGGCGCCTGCTGATAGAGAATGCGAACCACACAACAGCGTAGAGGCTTCGGATGGACTTGGGAGTTTCAGCCCGAGCACGACGGGCAGTGGGTGCTCTGCAATTGGGCTGCGCCGTTCAAGTCTGTGCTCCTGGACGACGAACACTCCAAGCCAAGCGATGAAGCGCGGCCCGTTCGAGTCGAGTTGGTTCCGACCAGTAAGCGCAATCGCAAGCGGTACGGGTACTAGGAGAAGCATCGTGAATCAGCCTTGGAAGTGGTACGAAAACCCGTGCGTCGGATTGTTCGCTGGGATCGGGATCACGGCGTGGGCGATGGGCGCTCCACTGCCACTAGTCGGCGGGCTCATTGGCGGCCCGATGATCGGGGCCGGCGCTTGCCAGTTGTTCCTATTTCTGCGCGAGATCCGAGAGGACTAGTAGTTACGTGACGCATAACTACCAGCGATTCCCCAAGACACGAGGATGAAACACCTTGACCTATTCAGCGGCATCGGTGGATTCGCGCTCGCAGCGCAGAGGGCGGGATGCTCAACGATAGCGTTCGTCGAGATCGATCCGTTCTGCCAATCGGTGCTCAGGAAGCATTGGCCGACGACGCCGATTCACTCGGACGTATCGACCTACTCACCGCCGGCTATCCATGCCAGCCATTCAGCACCGCAGCTCGAGGACGTAACAACGCCGCCGACCTCTGGCCCGAAGCGCTGCGCATCATTCAGCGATGCCGACCGCGTTGGATCATCGTTGAGAATGTGCCTGGCCGTAGGCTTGAGCACGTCGAGCGGTCGTGCCGTGACTTGGAGCGTTGCGACTATGCCGTCTGGCCGCTCGATATTGCGGCTGAGATCAGAAACCACGTACGGCGGCGCATCTGGGTTGTGGCCCACGACAACCGCCAAGGCGAACCACAACTCCCCGAGTATGCGGAAATGGCCGGCTTATGCGCGGCTACAGGACATGGGCGGCGCCGGCCCGAGCCGATGGGAGTGGATGATGGGCTACCCCGCCGCATGGACCGCATGCGCGCGCTCGGAAACGCAATCGAGCCCGTCATCGCAGAGATGCTGATTAGAGCAGTGTTGGAGGACAGCGGAGATTTAGACCCATGACGAAAAAGAAACGGGGCCGCCCTGCTCCACCGAAGGGCATCGACGTATACACCGGCTGCGGGCGCATTGCCCGCTACCGCATGGGCCAGCGCGTGCCGTGCGAGTGCCAGAGCTGCAAGGCGCAATAGGAGCGAGGGTATGGTGGACGCTGAGACTTACCGCATTCAGATTCGCGGCCCCGGCTTCGATAGCTGTCTGGAGATCCGGGACAAAGATGACCTCGAAATCCTTGAGTTGATCATCGCGAAGATTCGCGCCGAGATCGAAGCAAAGGAGCCCGTCTGACATGCAGGCCATCTTGAAACAGCGCGAGTGGAAACAAGCGTTTTGGCTCGGCTGGTCATGCGGCATGGTCGGCCAGTTGCTCTACTACGTGGTTCGGTATTTTTTCTAGGCGCGAGGCACCCCATGAATAGGCACGAGTGGCACGTTCACAGCGACATCGCGTATGGCGATGGCGTTTCGGTTTACATCGGCAGCCGCACCGAGAGCGTCACAGCGACGCTTACCGTGGAGCCGAAGGAGCCGGGAGCCTGGCGCGAGCCAACGCTGCGGCTCGACCGTGCGCACGCACAGCAGCTCATCAACGGCCTGTGGCAAGCCGGCTTCAGGCCGAAGGACGGCGCCGGGGCACTAGCGCACGTCGAGACGCTGAAGGCTCACTTGGACGATCTGCGGACCGTGGCATTCCACGCTCTCAAAATCAAAACACCGTCGAGGTAAGACGCCGATGCTTGGATTGCTTTGGTACTGCGCACTGATGCTGACGTGCATCTGGGTTGTCGTTGTGGTGCATTTTTTCCGCGGTCGAAGGTAGACAGAAATGTTGGACAACATGCTTTGGGGTCTCGGCCTTACCGTCGTGATGTTCGGCGGGCTTGGCGTCGCGGCAGCCGTCGCGTGGTGGGCGATAGACCGCGTGCTCATGCTCTGGACGAATCACATGGCGATCATCCGCGTCGCGCAGCACGCACGTAAGCACGGGCTCGACCTGCGCACCGGTAAGCCGTTCAAAGATGACGAGATGGCCCATTAGGAGCGATGGCATGACCGAACGAAGAACGACTCCGTACTACCAGCAGGACCGCTTCGAGATCGGACCTGGGCACGCAATGCTCGTTTGGCCTGATCGCATGACGGCCGATGAGCTGAAGGACTTTAACGACTGGCTGGATTTGGTGAAGCGGAAGATCAGCCGAATTGCGGCTCCGTCTTCGGAGAGCAGTGATGCCAAACCTTGAGACGCCGTTGGAACTCGCCGAGCAGGTTGCAGACTGGATCGGATGCTACCCGACCGACGCAGAGCCGGAGAAGCGAGGGCACTTCGTCACCGGCTTTGCAGAGCGCGTTCGCGAGGCGGTTCGCACCGAGTTCATGCTCGAGCAGGAGGCCATCCGCAAGGCGGAAGGCGACGAGGCGTACTTCGACCGTTTGAATCGCGAGCTTCGGAGGGACTTATGAGAGTTGATTTCGTCAGCGCGGACGCTCGAGCGCTCCACGCCTACCTCCAATCGCTAATCGACAAGTGGCCGCACGTCCGCGACGGCTGGACGCCTGAGCAGCATCAGGTATGGCGCGCATTCGATGCGATCGAGGGCGCGGTGGATCGCGAGTCTCGGGAAGACTCAGGTGCTTGATCTGCTTCCGCATATCGTAGTGTGGCTACGATATGGCAAAACGAATCAAACTAGTTACCGCGAAACCGCATTGGCGCCGAGTGCGGGACGTAAATGTCGCTATCGGCGCATCAAATCCAGAACGTTCGGCCCGTAGAGACGGAGCGACCAGAGCAAGGGCCGATTGGCCTGGGGCCGGCGCTGAAAACGGGCACTAAAAATAGTTTGCTTCGGTGTTGACACAGTAGCGTTAGCGTGTATAATGGGAACCGTCGAGACCAGAACCACTAACGGAGACCACGCAAATGAACGAAGTCAGCGCCAACCAAGTCCGCCGCCTCATGGCCCAAAACCACGTCACCATCCGCCAAGTGGCGGCCCGCTTCCAAATCTCGATGGAGCGCGTGCGCCAAGTACGCAAGGTCGGCGGGGCCTGGGATTGGCCCCTCATGATCACCACCATCGCCAAGGAGCGCGCGCACTAGCGCGCTCCGATGAGCAAAGCAGCTCGAGAACTCGCAGCGCTTCGGCGCAAGGTCAACCACAAATGCGGCACTTGCGGCACTGGGTTCCGCGGCAACAAGACGGCCCGCTACTGCTCTAATGCGTGCCGCCAAAAGGCGAAATACAAGCGAGCGAAAGAGTCCTCGGGAGACTCCGCCTAATGCAGTACCTACTGACGAAAGAGGAACTCGAGGCGTTGGCCCCTCGGGCTGATCTCGAAGCGGCTCAAGCGACCATCGCAAAAATGTCGAAGATCGTCGCGAAGCACACGCTCGGATACTGCATCCACGACCCGAACCCGAAGCGCCCAGGGTTCAACATCGGCGGTTATTGCGACAACTGCGGCATGGCCGGCTTGGAAGACAGGGGCGATCCGCGGTGCCCGTTCCCACGAAACTTCAGCCAATGACAGAGACTACTGGAAGCGGAGAATCAAATGGCTAAGGCAGTCCCGCCGCCGGAGAGCGGCATGATCGAGCTAGTTGCGCTTGAGCAGAAGCACGCGAGCGACATGCTCGAAGCCAAGACGCGAGAGCGCGATCACGCGCTCGACCTAGCGACACAGTACCAGCACGAGATCAAGGCGCTCAAAGACGAGCTATTTGAGCTTCACGGCCAGCACGGACGCGCCATCGTTCGGGCCGACGAACTCCAATCCAAGATTGGCGAGCGTCAATGGATCGATGCGCGCAAGCGCAACCCGGATACGGCCGGCGAGTATCTGACCGCCACGACAGCCGGGGACTACCGCATCGTTCGTTACGGCACGAGCAAGAAATGGCAGAACGGCCGCGAGAATCATTTGCCGCTCGATAGCGAGCACCGCACTAGATGGTGGATGCCGCTTCCAACACTGCCGACGGAGGCGCTACGTGGCTGAGACAGCGTTACAGTGCGTTGAGTGCGGTGGGTTTCTGCGGGACATGCTTCCAGCTTGTCGCTGCGACTTGCGAGCGCAGCGTGATGCCCTTCAGTCGGCAATGGAGAAGTGGGAAGCGGCCGAGGAACGGGCCAAAGCGCTTTCCTCCAGATTGGACTCGCTTCGTCAATTCGCCGCCCTTGCCGCAGTGCAAGGAGTCATAAGCCCAGAGGCGTGCGGCGATCTGGAGCGAATTGCGGGCAGCGTCGTAGAGAAATGCGAGCACCGAAACCGGATAGCCGAGGCGACGGAGAACGGCGCGATCTGGTGTCAGGACTGCAAGACGCAAGTCGGCATCTGGAAGCGCGTCGTAGAGAGACCCGTATTTTTGGGCGTGGACATGGCGAGCGGACCGGACGTGACTGTCGCTCGCTGCACGCGATGCGGCTCAATACAACGCCAGCCCTTGGTCGGCCCGCTCGTGTGTCCGAATTGCGGATGAGAGTGAGTGAGACTATGGAGCAAATCTCTGTAGCTGTGTCGCAATGCCAGACGTGCGGCAAGACGTTCACGCCTCATCCTGTCAGCGTGCGACGAGCTATTAGGCTCGGGATCGCACCGCCGAAGTACTGTTCGCGGGCGTGCCTTGCTCGATCTCCGGAAGTCAGAGCAAAGTACAGCGCAACCCGCGCAAAGATGGTCGAAGCCGGAACGTGGAATGGCGGGCATCCGGATTCAGAAGCCATTCGGATCGTGCGCGAAGGACTGAATTGTTCGCATTGCGGCAATCTGTTTTATCCGCTCAAGCAGGTGGCGCACGAATACGTCAGGAGAAAGTATGCGGTGATGTGTTCGCGCGAATGCGATCACGCCAACAGAAAGGGAATCCCGCGACCGCCAGGCAGCGGATTGGACAAGACCGAGCATCACGTTAAGGCAAATTTCTACTGCGTCAAAAGCCCTGATAACGTGCAGTTCGTCTTTCGGAATGCCGAAAACTTCGTTAGGGAACATCCCGATCTTTTCTCTGAGGAGCAAAGACGCCTCAGAGGAAAAAATATAATTGCCGCCCACGGGTTGCGATCGCTGTTCTGCGAGTGGCGCAACAGAGGCAAGAAACAACAGGCCGAGAGTTGGCGGGGCTGGACGGGAGTATGGAAGAAAGATCGGCTCGGCAAGGTGGTGTGGGCGCGCTATCCGATTAAGTAGCGAGTCCGAACGACCCTCTACCCGATCACCGTAAAACACCCATGCTTCTCGTACCGCGTCTCGTTGTCGCGCATCGTGTTCTGAAGCTCTGAGCGACGCCTTAGAACTGTCTCGGTCAACTCGTTCGGCGGGGTCATTTCGATCTCGCGTTGCACCGCGTACAGGTCGCTGCGAGTCCGCTCGAGCGCTGTCTTCAGGTCCGAGCACACCACCGCCGACTTGAGTTCTCCAACCTCCCTATTGACGGTCTCCAGCGGCGAATGGGGGACCGGCGTCCAGCCGAACCCCCAAACCGTAGTGATCGTGATGGCGTACACCCACGCCGTCACAGCCCACCGCCATTGCGCTTGCTGCTCGGGTGTTGCATCGGCAGATGGAGGCACCAGCCCGAGACGGTTGAAGATTTTATCCAGCACATGGGGCCTACGGCGTGTTGGCTTTGGCTCGGCCGTATGTCGCGAGAGCCAGGCCGACAACCGTCAACACCTGATCGAGCGCGCCGATAATCTGCGCCGCGAGCGTGCTGGCTTCGGAATCGCCGATGCCAAACAGGCCCAGAACGAACCCGACGCCAGCAGTCGCGATACCGAGATAGTTTTTGTATCCAGTCAACATGGCTTTGTCCTCTTCAGGTTGAAAAAACTCTCCGGCCGCCTCGTCTGGCTGCCGGTCTCGCTTGGCTCTGCGGGCCGTTCGCTTGGCCTTGCGGGCGGCCCTCTTGTCCGCGCTGAACGGCGCCCATTCGCGAATGATCTGCACGATGATTGAGCCGACGTTCACTTCACACCTTCATGCGTGAAACTGTAGTGATTGCCGTCCTCGAATCGGCCGCCCCAGCACGCGTCTTTGTGCTGCTGCTCCCACCACTCACCCAGAGGCTTGTGGTCCTCGGACTTGTCGAGGTACTTGCCGTCGCGAAAGAGGTTTAGGTCGATCGCGAGCTTGAGCTTGTGGCACGAGAACAAAGCCCCGTAGACCGCGGTCCCGTTATCACGCTTCGCCCTCTCGCCTAGCTTCCCGTGCGAGCGCGGGTCGCGGTACGCATCGCCTAGCGTTACCTCGAATCCTAGCTCGTGCGCCTTGTCGATCAGCCTCGGAATCATCCGAGCGAATAGGCGTTGCTTTTGGCCGAGGGTCATATGACTCTGTAACTGAAATGAAACCACCAGCCAGCGGCCGAAGTGCTATTAACATCGACAGTTGATAGCGTGGCTCTGTCGTTGGCGGAATCGCCAATAATTACAGCACCTCCAGCAACGGCATTGGACTGAGCAGTTCCGGCGCAATCGTTTGAGTCGGATGACGATAGATTGCTTTCAACCGGGAGACTGATCCCCAGCGTAGTTTGAGTACCAGTAGATACAGGGTCTATATCAACCCTACCGGATACCGTCACTACGTCGCCAACTCTCAACCATTGCGCCTCATACGCGGTGCTCGAGGCAATATTGGCGGTATTCGTAAGGGTTGGAGTGTAGGTGCCAGAATCGACGTACTGAATCAAAAAATTGATATTGCGCGCCATCGCTTTAAGCGTGTGGCTTACTTTCTCTGCCCATGCACGAAGATTGGCTAGCGATGTGGGAGTTCCGCCGTCGCTGAATCCCCTAGAAGTCAATCGCAAGCCCTCCGACCTTAACCACTACTGCTGATCGACGGTTTTTCCTGATACCAGAAGCAGAAGGTGTTGGCGTAGGTATAGATGCGTTTGCTGCTACGGCCCCGGCCTCCCTGAAATCTGCCGTGCCTTGGAAATCGGCAAAATTGGCTGCCGTGTCGGGGTTGGTGTGCTGAGTTCCAAGCACCTGAGTATCCGGGCGGAAGTCGATCAATGAAACGGACGATAGAGCGGAGATAGACTGCCATCCCGTCGTTTTTCCTGGGAGCCATGCGTTATTGGCAAAGTCCGATGCGTCGTTTAGGTCTGCGTGCTCGCCGCCGCCTTCCCAGAAGTTCTCGGCCATTGTCCAGCTCGAGCAACCGCTCACTTGGTCGTTATGAGCCGTCCCGCCGGTAAACAGTATCGAGGCATTCTGGCGGAAAATGTTGTTACTGTTAGCCGAGGAACTGATACTCGTCATAGAGTACTGACAATCCACGAAGGTATTGTGAGTGACGAGCATGTTTTGGGTTTGCGTGCCGTAGCCTGACGACGTATAGAAGCCTGGACTACAGCCAGCTACTAAATTCAGATACCAACGCAAGTTATTGTTGTTGTAGCTCGCCGAAACGTAGTCGGCCTCAACGTCTTGGCCTAGCCCATAACCGACATACCCAGTGGTTCGATGGTAGTTAGTGTTTGTCGTGCTGGTGACGATGTTCCTGGCCACCAACGCTCCGTCGCAACCATTAATGTAAATTCCGGCAGAATGCCCGCCGCATATTTCGTTGTCGGTAATCGTGATGCTCGAACACCGCACCGTGCCGCTTTGCGAGAATGCGTTGATTGCCTCTCCGTGAACCTCGAACGCTTGACAGTCTGTAACGGTGTATCCATCAATGGAGTTAGAGGCGCCAGCCGCTGAGATTCCGCCGCTGTAAATACCGCTAACCCAAAGCGCCGCGATGTTCTCAATGGTCGTATTCGTAACGGTCACACTGTCGCCGTCGAAGTCGCGAGTGATGGCATTCGCCCCGACGTTGTAGATGCGGCAGTTGTTGACCGTGCAGCCGTCGCCAGTAATGGCGATTCCGCGTCCGCCGTCAGTTTGATCGTTACCGCTAAGGTTGTTGCGAACGTCAATTGAGTCTATAGAGCTGTTATCGCCGGCCAGCGAAACAACGGCGAAGTACGTCCCTCCGTCAGATCCGTCATAGTCGAAAATTGCCCGAGACGACCCGTTATAGATCCCAAGCTCACGCGTAGAGCCTAACGAGTAGGCTTGATCGCTCCACGTCCCGCCAGACAGGTGGAGGATTTCATCGCCGCTGATCGTGTTTGCGGCCGCGTAGGCCAGCGTGAGCCACGGCGTCAACGTCGTTAGCCCGTTGTTACTGTTGCTCCCAGAAGGGGAGACATAGTACGTGGTCACGCGGCCTCAGACTTCTCGATCTTAGGCGCTACAGCATCATTCACTATCGCCCGGAGTTCGTAGTGCCCGAGCTCGTCAACGAGTCGGTTGGTGATCTTTACTGCGGCTTCGACGTTGATAGGTACTTGTGCGTACTGTGTCCAAAACTCGTCTTTAACCATCGCCCGGATAACGCCCTCGGAGACCATCTTACGAAGCTGTATCAACTCCGCGTTCATTGCCGCCATCGTCTCTCGGAACGGCTCAGGCGAACGGGCAATGCCCTCGGCAATGCTCTCGTTTATCTTTATGAGAGATTCCTGATACCGCTGCGCCGGCCCTGACCAATGCGCCGGGGTATCCTTCTCACCGAGATAGTGCTGGTTCGCTAGCGTTCGCATTACTGCACCCTCTCGCCGCGCTCGTAATAGACGCGGATTCCCTGAATCAACTGTGACTCGCCCCCAGTACCTGACACACGAAACGCAAACAAAGGCGCATTCGCCCGTCCGCTCGATACGATGCCTCGGCCCGGCGCAGTTAGGCTGGTAAATCCTGTTTGCACAATCGAGATATCGGAGTTGTAGTCATCGGCCGCTTTGTATGCCAGCGTTAGACTGCCCGGAACTCCAGCGCCTAACAGGTGCGCTCCGTGAAGCTGCACGTAGTACCCCGGCTCGATCTCGATAAACCCGGTTTGTAGACCTATGCCTGCGTTTGCAGCCGTGAGCTTTTGAAGGTATCCGGTCGTTGAAATCTGTTGCACTTCAACCGGAGCCGTCCCAGAGGCGAGAACGAACGGGATGGGGAATAGACGACCAAAGGTGCCATCCATCGAGAAAAATTGATTGAGTGCTGGATTGTAACCAAGAGCGAAAGTTGCTGAATTAGTCCATATCAGTTGCTGCCGAGCCCAGTCAAAACACATGCTCAAAGGATGGCCACCAGCTCCCGCATCAGGGTGGCTAATCGTATTTGCGTAAAACGATTCCGATATAGAGCCGTCTGAAATCTTTCTAACACGATAGCCGTCAGTGACGAAGAACCCGATATTAGGCTCTCCGAAGTAGTACAGGTCGTTGACCTTTGTTATCTGGGGGATCGGATACGGTGACTGTATCGCCAGCTTTCCCACGTTGCGCTCGAACGTGTCGAACTCATATACCACCCTACCGCCGACGTAGGTCATTCTGGTTATCCCGTGTTCCTGAAACACGAGCCCAAACTCCTCGCCACCAACTACCTTAGTTACAATTCCTAACTCGCTCGGCAACGTCTGAGAACCGGACTCTTTTGATGCAGCCTCTGCGGTAAGAGGCGTGGGCCAGTCTGTAGGGTCTCCAATCGCTGACCACTGCACAGAGTATTGATCCGACGACGTGCGTCCTATAACGAGGTGGTCGCGGATTCGAGCAACCGTGCCGCCTTGAGGCGGGCTATCTGGGAGGGTGCTAAATACTGTCGCCTGACTCGTCGTTATGTCTTTGTACATCGGCGCGACGTTGTACTCGCAGGTGATGACGTAATCATCGAACTGTGCAATGTCTAGGTTCTCGTCCGTGATCGTATCGACGTTGCTCCAGCTCGTGCCGTGAGTGTTCGATTGATTCAATACGTTTTCTGACGCAACGAACAAATATGTCGTGTCATTGCGCACAGCGGCATAGGTTGTGCCGATATCGACTATGGACGCCGCCCCGCCAGTCAGTAGAGCCGCGCTAGCCACATCCGTAAAAACCCGCGTGCCTCGATATCCTGCCGGCGTTGGGCGAAGGTTGAGGCAGTCCACGAGGTAGGCAGGGTCTGCTGGATTCGGCGCCCCGCCCAGGTCGGGGGTGAAGGCGCCGAAGTAGAAATCTTTGTATGGCATCTAGAACCCGCCGCCTGTTTCGTACTTCACAAGCCCGGCGCCACCGCGAATCAGGCTCACGATCTCGCGCTCTTTCTCTGTTTCGCCTCGGTAGTACGGATCGGCAGCCATTGCGGCCAGCGTCTTTTCTACGGATGATCGCTGTTCCGCGCTGCCCTGCTTCCAGTCACTGAGCACAGAAAGAATCGAGCCGCGATGAACAGTCGCCAAGCCGTCTAGCAACACTCGCGTTTGATCGGAGAGAGCCACGTTGCCGCGTCCGTATCGAGTGGCGCCGAGCGCGGCCGAGCCAATACCAACGCCTAGCATTGCAGCGACCTTGTCGAAGCCGCTCTCTGCGCTCTCGAGGATTCTGTCGCGGTCTCCAGGCGTAGCAGATTTGAAAGTTTGAATTATCCCCATCGCAGCGACCGCCGCAACGGACAGCTTCAGTCCGGCAGCGGTTGGCCCGCCAGACAATAGCCCCCTGGCACCCTCCAGCGCGCCGCTTCCGACCAATTGCCCGCCAGCGGCGATGGCGGCGGTATCCAACGGGTCTGCGTTTGGGTCTTTCAGGATGTCTAGCGCTGCCGCTTCAACGCCCGATTCGGTAGCTCTCAGTCCGGCGCGCCCCAACCGTCTCACGGTCGGCATGAACTTTCTGTTGATATCAGAAGCCAAGCCCTCGGCCGTATTGATGCCAATGGTTGTGCCGAATTTGGTCTCTATGCGCCTAATAACATCGTCTAATCCGCTTACCCGACGAGCGCCGATGATCGACAGAACGTCCCCGGCGATCTCTCCACCCCTAGCCCACGCAGGATGCGCGTCCCTCATGGCGAGTTCTTCGCGCTGGAAATCGAGCCTGTTCCGCGCCATCGCATCCGATGGAGTCTCCCCGCCAGGGAGAAGAGACGGGATACTTTTTACTCCAGCCGTAATGCCCTCGACTGTTGGGCGAGGAATGCTTCGCATCAAAGAGCGCCCAAAACCCTCGTTTTCTGTAATGTCTTGATACCGTTCCCCGAGAGTTGGGATTTGCTTTGGCTCCCCACCAAGTAGCCTACGAGCCCCCTCGATTTCACTCGCCACGGCGTGCTGAATTGCTGCACCGCCAAAGTTGGCCGTGTTCGCTGCCACCTCACCCAGCGACGAAGGGACCGCCATTAGGTTGTCCAGAAAACGCCTTGACGCAAACTCCCGTCCGACAAAGTTGGCAGACGGCGGGGGCTCGTCAGGGACAAACCTCCCCGCCGGTTGCTGCTTATCCGGGACAAACGGCATTACTGCCAGACCCCGCTAACTCCGCCAACCGTGATGCGGTCGCCAGGCTTGAGGCGCCCAGCCGCCGCCGCTGCTTGCGCCTCCGCCTCAGTGGCAAATGCCGCGCCACCGGCTGGCGCACTCGGCTGGCCGGTTTCATACTGGCGCCACCGCTCGATGTTGGCCTCGATCTGATCGCGATTCTCAACATCAACACCCTGCACGTCGGCCTCCTCGAGCAAGGCTTCGGCCACGCCGGCCTGAATAGACATGATTGCTGGCGGGCTCGTTTCCTCGTTGGCCAGCGAGTCTTTGTACTGCTGAAGTTTCGAGTTCGTCCCCTCTCCAAGATTGCCCGTGGCCATCAGGTTGATGAGCTGATCGTTTAACCCCTTCTTCAGCTTGTCGAATTTGCCAATTTCCTCGTTTATCTTGCTGGTGTCTCCACCGACAGCCCCCGCCAGCCCCGACCACGCGCCGGCTGCCGTGCGCCGCCAGTTAGCCGCAGGGATGCCGGCGCCAAGGAACGAGCCCTCAAGCCCCTCAACAAGCGCGGCAATGTCGCCGGTCTGCTTAATTGATCGACGCAGGGCGTTCCCCGTCGTCACGCGCTGACGGCGTTGCGTTTCTGCGTTCGCCGCGTCCTCGCGGCGCCTGCGGTCGATCTCGTCGCGCCTCTGCTCGATAGCGAGCTGCGCTTGAATCGCGGCCAACTGGTCGGACACTGGATTTTCTGAGCCCTTGGCGCGGTTGTACGCCTCGAACCCTTCAATAGTCATTGGGAACCCAAGAGCCTTCATCCGCGCCAAGATTTCATCCGGCGCGACCGGCTTGGGCTGCTGCATCTGCGCGAGCTGCGCCTCGACAATCTTCTTGCGCATCTCGTTCTCGTCGAACTGCGCGCGAGCCTGCCCGCCTGCGAGCATCGCCTCACCGAACGGCTGCAAAAGCCCTCGCGTTCCTTTCTGGTACGGACCACTGCCGGCGAGCAAAGCGCCCAGAGTCGCCTGCATGACTTGCGGCGGAACCTGCTGCCCCGGTTGCCCGCCGGCTAGACCTGTAGCGAAACGGTTAGCGCCGTTGGCGATCTTCTGCATCCACGCCGGCCCGCGCATCCGCGGCGCCATCGGCCCCTCAGTGCCGGGGATCGCAACGTTGGAGCTGTCGGGGATGCCACCGCCCATCGGCTGACGCCCGCCCATCGGGGGGCGCATCGGCATCGGCCCACCGCTAGGCATCGGCAAGGGACCACCGCCACCATTAATAGGCGGCGTCCACGGTCCACCGATGCCGGGAATTTGCCCCGGATAGCCCATCATCCGACTCCCGAGAAGGCGTTGCAGGAAGTTAGCCATAGAGACCTCCGAAGATGCCGCCGACGCCCGCGCCGATAGCCGTGCCGTAACCGGGGAACATCGAACCCATCTGCGCGCCCGCCATCGCGCCACCCGCCGCACCCGCAAGCCAGTTGCGCTCCATCGGCGTGCTCTGCGTCTCCGAGCCTCCAGGGAAGCCGTTCAAGCGAGCAAGGTAGGCGTCGAGGTTGTTGCCGTACTGGTTCTGGTACTCGCGCTGGAGCCCTTCGTACTGGGCGCCAACACCGGCAAGCTGCCCGATGTCGGCGTAGTCCTGGCTCGCGAGCATTCCAGACAAGGGCACAAGCCCTTGCTGCAAACCGCGCTCGTTCTGATAAGCCGACAAGCGCCGGTTCGCGTCCGTCTCGTATGCCCCGCCATAGATTTGCGTGGCGAGGTTGTTTAGTTGATCCGCACGGAAGGGCTCTCGTGCGCCGAGGTTCCGCCCGCTGCGGGCGAACTCGCTTGTTAGCTGGTTCTGCGTCGCCTGAGCGGCTTGGTTAAACGTCGCGTCAAGGTAAGGATTCGCCCCGCCCTGCACGAACGGGTTTCGCCCCATCATCCCGCCCGACAACCCCTGTGTGGCGTATTGCTGCGCCGCTTGATTGACCGGCGAGCCGTTCAAAGCCCGCTGCTCTGTCATGTTCAGGGCTTGCTGCGTCTGCTGCGAGAACGGAATCACCTGGGGACCGCCGGCCCGGTACAGGCCCGCCGCCCCATACGCGGCTTCGCCGAGATAGTCTCGGAGATAGTCCGGCGCTTCCGTCACCGTGGTCTGCGTTTGCGTTCCTGCGCCCTTGCTCATTGCAGCTCCTTCACGAGAACAACTCCCGCGTTCTCGTAGTCGGTCAAAACTCGTTGCCAGCCCTTACGGCCGATGATCTGTATGGATTTACAGCCCAGGCTTGCTAGCCAGGGCTCGGTGTACTCGCGAAACAAAGCGAGCCCCGCCTCGAGCGGGTGCCCCGCAGCAATCCAGAGCAGCCCGCGCCGCCCCTTGCTCGTCTCTTCGATCTTCGTGATCCAAATCGCTTGCGCCGTGCTGCCGCGACTCATCCCCCACAGCTGCGCCTTCGCGGCCTCGAGCTCGGCCTTCACCCCGTCGCGCGTCCAGTCCCCGCCGTTCACCAGAAACAGGAACGGCTCGATCAACGGCCAGTGCGCCGCAATCTCGTGAGACTTGAGCGTGAAGACTTTAGGCGGGACGGGCGGCGATTGATCCGCCGGAGTTTCTTGCACGGGTCTCTTCTGCCTTGATCGACTTGATTGCCATATCAAACGCGATCTGCCACATCGGGATTCTTGGATCGTCCTTTAGGAACGGCGCCGCCTCAAGTAACGAACCGTATAGCAATGCGTCCGTTGCGTTCGTCGTGAACCAGTTAGTCAGATTTGACCCAGACAGCGGAGTAAGCCGCGCGTAATAGATGCCCTTGATCGTGTAGTTGCCGGGATAGGGTCCGAATATGAAGTTGGTCCCTTCCATCGCAATCAACCGGGGAATCTCCGCCCCAGAACGAACCGGGTAGTTGGCGTAGATTTGATCGGGCGGAACGTGGTCGAGCGACTTCACCGGAGCGCCATCGACATAGGCGTACTTCAGTTGAACCAGCGCCGGACTAGTCGGAATCGTCGCAACGCCGCTCGAAATCGTGACGCTTAGTGCCGTCTCCATCGCCCGGATGCGAAGATCACGGTAGAGCTTCATTTCGGCGTTCTGCGTGAAGTTCGGCAGGAACGTCGAAAGGTCCGAGCGGTTGAGGTAATCGCCGATTGCGGTTTGCAGCGTGGTGTAGGTGGTGATTATAGCCATAGAATGGTCCAATTATCAGGCGTATAATCACGCCTATGAAAGCCAAATGCCCGCATTGCGAAAACCTCCTGCCGGCCTCTCGTTTCTACGCGAACAGAGATCGGCCAAACGGCCTATCCATACTCTGTAAGAACTGCTTCCGCGCTTACGAAGCCACGCCGGAACGGCGCGCAAAGCGCACATGGAACACAATCAAGTTCAGGGCTTCGGGGCGCAACCCTCAGAAGTCCTACCAGCCAATCAGGGTCAGAATTACTCGCGACGAGTTCTTGTCCTGGGCCATCCCCGCATACACGGCATGGATGGCTCAAAACCCCGGCCAGTGCCCGTCGCTAGACAGAATCGACGCAGACGGCGACTACGCCATCGGCAATCTGCGAATACTCGAGCGCGGCGCAAATTCCCGCCTGGCGCGTAACCACCCGAACGTACATGCCCCGCCAGGGGCGGCGTGGTGTCACTCCTGCAAGCAATACTTATCGACCGAAAACTTTTGGAGGCTTGCAAGCGCATTCAACGGCCTTCAGAAGCGGTGCAAACCATGCCAAACAGCGGCTACGCGGCGCCCATGAGCGTGGTCTTGTCGAGGGCGTGAGTTACGTCCTCTTTCGTCTCGTGCCACTCCGCTGCGTAGTCACACTTCCTGTAGTGCGAGAAGCACGGAGCTCCCAGCGTGAAGTGAACAAGGTTCGCCTCTGGCTTGTGCGAATACTCGCCAACTAGCCAGTTCCAATCGAGCGGAACACTGCCAACCTCGTCGTCGTTGAGCCACTGAAACCGATGGAGGAAGCTGCCAGGCGACTCCGAAACAAAATCGCGAGTCAGCACCCGATTACTCGGGTGGCCGCAGTTCCAAAGGATCATGCTGCTGTGGTTCTTCATCGGATAATCGGCGTTATCGCATTCCATCGGAGTGCCGATCATCTTGCGGCGGTGCTTGGTGTGGTAGTCGTGCTTCACCACCATCACGGCCTTCGATTCGTCTCGCAGATCCCACAGCTTTACGAGGTCGTCTCGTAGCAGCATGTCGGAGTCGCAGTAGATCGCCCAGCCTTGATAATCGGCTATACTAGGGACCAAGAACCTTGAGTAGATAAACGCGTTTGTGCCGTCCCTCTGTCCATCAAAGTTTCGCAACATCCGTGAAGCAAGCGGAGCAATGGCGACAGGGACGCTCGTGCAATTGATGATCGACTGCGCGAGGACGTGGTATGCAATTGACTCACGTTGGTCGTAGCCGATAAAAACAGTAGGAATCACTTTATGACCGTCCTCTGTACATGTGGGTGCGGACAACCCGCGCCGATTGCAAAAAAAACCGACCGATCAACCGGACGTGTGAAAGGCTCGCCAATGCGATTCGTTTCAGGGCACAACGCCTTTTCGAAGCGCGTTGCCGTGAAGCACATTCACGACACTACTTGGCGCGCTTGGGCGCACATGAAGTCGAGATGTAACAACCGGAATACTCCTGCGTGGCCGCACTACGGCGGACGCGGAATCACTGTCTGCGAGCGCTGGCAAAAGTTCGATAATTTCCGAGCCGACATGGGCGAGCGTCCGCCAGGCATGTCTCTAGACCGAATCGACAATAATTCTGGCTATTCGCCTGATAACTGTCGTTGGGCTACGAGAACGCAGCAAGCGAACAACAAGCGATCCAATATCAACATCACGTATCAACGTGCGACCCATTCACTCGCCAAATGGGCGGAACTGTTTGGGATCAATTACGGCACTCTTTGGACCCGCTACCGCGCTGGAGACGCGCCTCCTCACATCTTTCGCCGTGCCGAATAGCTAAAGCTTGTCTCCGTTCACCGCTTCGAGGCGTTGTTTCGCATACCCGATGACGTAGAACCCCTTCGGGCCGTTCACTTGAACCGTCTGGATGTCAAAGCGACTCCAGAGCTTCGGCAACCACCACTCCATCGGCTCCTGAATCAGATGTGCGTTGCGCCCGTCTGACAGAACCTTGACCGCCGGCCCCGTGTGGATCGTGCAGAACAGCACCATCTCCGTGACCCGCGCCAAGTCGTCCAGAACGTTGTCGAGGAATTCCGGCTCGATGTGCTCGAGCACGTCGATGCAGGCGACCATCTGAGCGGGCACGGGAGGTTCTGAATACTCCAAAACTCCCGCGTCATACGCCTGGTAAGTGATCTTGTGCTTCGGCTGAATGTGCTTGTAGAGATTCAGCAGCGACCCACACCCGTAGTCCAGCAGGTGGTTGATCTCGAGCCGGTTGATGATTTCCGTCACCAGCGGCGCGTGTTTGATGCTCGCCGTGCCGTAAGACCCGGTGGCGTGCAGGGCTTGCTGCTCGGCCTGGTAGGCCGATGAGATTACTTGCCCCACTGCTTCAGCTCCTCGGCGATCTTGTGAACCACCGGACCCCACGAGCTACGCGCCTTGAAGATCCGCAGCGACTTGTACCAGGGAAGCGAATCGGTCGATTCGCCGTAACGCCACTGACTGTTAGCGGGAACCATGACCCACGTAGGAACCCCCAGCCCGCCGGCCAAATGTGCAACCGCCGTCTGCATACAGATCACGAGATCACACGCAGCTACTAGAGCAGCCGTGTCGTCGTAGTCCTTCGTGAGCGTCGCCCAGGGATAGGTCTCCACCCCGTGCGCCGACGCCTCTTGCGTGCGGTCCTTGTATTCAAGGTTGACCCAATGAGCATCGATCGCCTTGAAGATCGGCGCCCACTCATCAAGCGCCAGTTGGCGATTCGTTGCGCCGTTCTCCCACGTGCCGCCAGTCCACGCTATTCCGATCGTGGGCTTCGCTTTAGCACGGAATACCGCCCTCCAGCCTTCGGTGCGAGAGGGGCAGGGAACGAGGTACGGAGTCCCCGGGAAGGAATCCGCGTCCTTGCGGTAGAACTGCCCCAACTCCCCCATGGAGATAGAGGCGTCGAACTCGTGGTCTTCCTTGTCCCACGCCAGTTGCTTCGTCGTGCGCGTGCCGTACACCTTCGCTTGCGGGAAGGATCGGCGAAACAGCCCGGTTAGCCGCTTGTCGCAATCGACGATGACCGAGGCATCCTTGCAAACGTCGGGGATCATCGACGCAAAGGAAATCTCGTCCCCTAACCCCTGCTCCCCGTACACGATGACCCTCTGTCCCTTCGTGCCGTCCCACCGAGGTTCAGGAGGGTCGTGGTACTTCCACTCCATCCGGTTCCAGGTGCCAACCGAAGCGGAGTAGTACGGCCAGCCTTCCGCCCAACGCTTCTGCGCCAGCAAAGACAGTCCCAGGTTGTGCCGCGCGAAGTGATCATCGGGCGCGAGCTCAAGGGATTCGCGGATATGCCCCTCGGCTTCCTTGAACTGCCCGCGGTCCAAGTAGATAGACCCGATGTTGTTGTGGAACAGCGCCCTCTGAGGCTTGTTAGCCGCTCGTTTCAGCGCCTTTTCGTAAGCATCCAGCGCCTCATCCAGTCGCCACAGGTGCTGGGCACAGTGCCCAAGCGACACCCAGGCTTCGGGTCTCTCCGGGCGAAGCTCGGTCGCCCGCTTCGCCAAGCTGTACGCAATGGGGGTCTTCTTCGCCTTCTTGAGGATGGTTGCAGCCAAGACCAACGCTTGAGCGTCGTTCGGATACTTCGCGAGATAGTCCTGTACGACCGTATAGGCGTCGTCCAGCTTCTCGAGGTTGTAGAGGGTCTGGGCCTTCTGAATCATCTCCCGAGAATCGTCGGGAGCCAGGGTGAGCACCTGCGCCATCAGTGCGCACCAAAAGGCAGGCTATGCTGCGTTGGCGCGCCAGCCCCCCAGCAACCCGAAGATTGCAACGAAGCGATGCGGAGGTCCGAGTAGAGTTGGCGACAGTGCTCCCTAAAGTCCCCGCCAAACTTCTCGTCAGTCTCGATTTTGTTCTGGAGGAGGCTCATGACAGCGTCTATGACTGGCTGCATGTCCTCCGCAAACTCGAACCATTCTCCGCCAATGCGGTGCGCAGAAAACCAGTCGTGAGCTAGCGCCTCAAGGTCTCGCCCCCCGTCCCAAACGCGAACAAGCTCTAGGGGGAATGGACACCCTGTCTGTAGCTTCTTCTGACGCTTAATCGCGTCATGGTCAGTGAATCCAATTTTGTGCCTGGGAACTCCGGACGCCCGGAACTGATAGACGGCCATCTAGTGCCTCACCGTATGAATCATGTTCGTCGTCTTCAGATACGCGAACTCGCTATTCAAAAGCTTGAATAGCTTCGGGTAGTCGTTGCGGTCGAATACGTTCACCCCGTACTCGTTTAGGAGCTTCACAATCACGACCTCGGGAATGGTCGCGAAGTGCAGCATGTCGTGCTTGCGATTCATCCGGTTCACGCCCTCCGGGTTGTTCCGAAGGTCCTTGGCGTAATCGAGAACAGGCTGAACGTCGGCACATACGTAGTTGCGTTGAACGTCGTCCTCGTTCTGGTCTACCCAGTGCTCCATACCTGAGTACGGGTTCTTATCGATGAATGCCGGCATAAAACCTCAGACGTGATGAAACCGAATGCCTAGCCCCTCGAGCGCTTCTCGTTCGGCTCGCTGGTCGTGTATCCAATTCTGCGGAGACTGGTCGAACCACTTCCCAGTGCGCTTGTTTTCGGCAGTGAACGAGTCAAAACCGACGAGAGCTATGTCGTCGAACCCCTGCTCCACCGCGCAGAACACCGCGCAAAGCCCGATAGAGGGCTTCGGCTTGTCTGGCTTGAACTCGGCGAAATACTTCAGCCACCGCGGAACGTCGGCGAAGAACACGCCCGTGGACGTTGCCTTGCCCATCCGCTCGACGCGCTGGTAATCACGATCCTTGTCGAACAGCCAAAACTTCGGCGAGCCGTCGAACCGCTCGCGCCATCCGATACCCGTTGCGCAGAGGTAGTCAGTACGAGTGCCGAAGTTCGGCAACACCCGCGGTGCGTGCTTCAGTCGCACCACCGTCTGTTGATCGATCCACTCGCCAGAAGCTCTTAGAACTCCGGGGCCGTGGCCGACGATGACGAGCATTACCAGCCGTCCAAGGTGTGATAGAATCGCTTAATGGAAACTTGGAAAACGATACCGTCTGCGCCCAACTACGCCGCATCCGACCTTGGCCGCATCAAGCGCATCGCGCGCGGCAAGCGTACCCAGCCTGGGCGGCTACTAACTCCACACCAATCACCTAACGGCTACCTTGGCGTAAGCGTCTATGTAGACACGAATCAGTACTACCGCAGAGTTAACCGCCTCGTCATGGAGGCGTTTCACGGTCCGTCCGAGTTACAGGTGAACCACAAGAACGGCATCAAGGCGGACAACCGTCTAGAGAACCTTGAGTACGTAACGGGAGCCGAAAACCGGCGTCACGCCAAGCGCGTGCTCGATGCATACGCTGCCGGTGAGCGTCACCCAAACGCGAAACTCACAGAACGGGACGTACGGAGCATGTTCGAAATGAAAAATGCCGGCTTCGCTCCGCTAGAGATCGCGAAGCGGCACGGCTGCACGAGAGAGAATGTTTACCTCATCCTAAAGAGGAAGGCGTGGGCTCACGTTTCCGTAGAGCCCACGCCGCCCAATTCCTAGATGCTACTAGGCAATACCCACAACTTTGCTGGACGCTGCCGGGTTACGGCAGATGAGCGTATGCTCGGCAATCATCTGGCGCTTCTCAGCGTCGCCGGTCTTCGCCAGCGTCTCCATGAACGGACGCCGCAGGAAGGCGATCGCCCAGTAAGACGGGTCCAGACACAGCACCACCGAGCTACGCACGTAGCGCGACAGCACCACCATCGACGGCGAACCGTAGCTGTGAACATAGACGTTCACAGAACCGATGACCGGCAGCTTGCCGGTCTTCGCGACGTCCACCTGCCGAGTGGCCAGCGACGTGAAGTTGTCGATCGTGTTCTTGTTGTTGGCTGCGGCCAGAATCACGCGCGGATCGCCGCCATCGTCCCATGAACCTTGGAGAGCCGCATTCAACTGGCCGATGGTAAAGGCACCGGTCGTGCCGTCCGTGGGAGCCGCCACCGTACCGCCGGAGAAACCCGGAGTCGTGTGGGAGGCGCCGTTGGTCGTCGCGGTGACGACGTTCGCCGCAGTACCCGCAGTCGTCGAGGTCGGGCCTTCGATCCAGCTCTCCATGCCGGCCGAGGAACGAGCCGTTGCAGCGCCGCCCAAGCTCGACGCTTGGTTGCCGACAATCGACAGCTCGATATCCCGCTTCAGCTCCTTCAAATACTTGGTACCGAGACGCTTGATTTCGGACTTGCGCCCCGCCTTCTTGACCTCCTCCAGCGTGCCAGAGACGATGAAGGTCTTGCGGCTGATCTGGCAGATGTTGCCAAGACGCTCGGCCGGCGCGGCCGTCGTGAACGAGGCGTCATCGCCTTCGACCTGGCGGTTAGCCGTAGCGCCCGCGAGAACGTCCGAGAGCCACTCGTGAAAGGTGCTGGATGCGTCAACCTTGTCGAGGTTCGTGGACGCCCACGTATCCATCGGGTCGAGCAAATAGATCACGTCCTCGAGATCCTCGCGGACGTTCGTACCCATCGAGTACGTTGCCGTGGAGTTGCTCCACGTAGTGCCTGAAACTTGTGCCATTGCTTATCCTCCAAACAGTTGTGAGAGCCGCGCGTCTACGCTGGCCGCGATCTTTTCGCGGTTGCCCGACTTCACGGCGTTCTTCAAATCCAGTTTTGCGCGCACCTGCTTAGGCATCGAGTTCTTTCGAGCCTGCGGTGCGATGACAGGAGCCTCGCCAGCCTTCTTCACGGCGTTCTTGGTTTCGGCTTTCAGCTTTCGGTACTGCATCGACTCCCAAGCGATTTGGGAATCCAAGGCATTCATGTGTTGAACTGCCGCTTCTGGGTAGCCCAGAGACACGGCGTACTTCTCAATCTGCCCCTGAACCTCGTCGCTCCAGCCAGGAATGGCTTTTGCGAGAGTTTCCTTGGCCGTCTGCTTCAGCTTCGACCGTTCTGCCGCGATCTTCTGCCCGAACTCGTTACGCTTTGCGTCCAACGCCTGAGCGAGTTCGTTACGTTGATCGGCTAGCTGATCGATTTCCATCTTCTTTCTCACGATCTGATCGGTCGTGAGCGCCGCCCAATTCGTTGACGACTTCTCGTGAGAGATATAGGCGTCAATCATCTTCAGGCGGTCGGCGTCTTGCGCTACAGATTGTTCAAACGTGCGCTGCTCCTGAAATAGCGCCAGTTCCTTCATCTGCTGCTCGACATTGCGGCGCGTAGTCGCGATTTCCGTGGTTTTGGCCGTGTAATCGGCCTGCGCCATGAATCGGTCCTTGAGCTTCGGAGGGACGTGCCACGTCTCCCCGTCAACCTCGATCTCGACGAACTCCGATTCCGTGGATTCCGCTTGCGCCTCGGCCTCATCGCCCGTTTGGGCTTCCGGCTCTTGCGTTTGCGGCTGTTCCTGCTGTTGTTCGCCGTTAACTCTCTCTTCGTAGCCACCGAACTTGGCTTCGAGAAGTGCTTCAAGGTCTTGGCTAGATTCCGTCGCCGGCTGTTCTAGCGTCTGCTGCGGTTGCGCCATATATCACCTAGGTAAGAAATCCCTCGTTTTTCTTCTTCCAAAGTTCGCTCAGCGACTTTTCCGTCACTGATCGCCTGCTCTAGAAGCCGCCTCACGAGAGTTAAAGCGGTCAAAAGTTGTTTGGATCGAATCACCCCTAAGTCATCTGGGGCGTGCCTGAACTTGTCGAGAATCGCTTTCTCAGCAAGTGCAAAGGCTTCGGACAAAAGAGGGTCCGCGAGGAGCGCTTTTGCTTTCGCTCCCCGTGCGATCTGGTCGGATTGGTTCACTGTAAGCCCGTCACCTTGCCGTCGTTGTCGCGCTTGAGCTTCCGCTCAACGCCGCCGATCTTCACGCCAGACACGCGGCCGTCCTTGCCTCTTACAATCTCTCGCGGGGCATTCAGCATTTCGGTCAACTGCTTGACGGACATATCGTGCTTGGCCGAGAACTCCGAAAGAATCTTCGTTAGCTCAGTCTTGGCCGCGTCAATCTTGCTGTTCTCAATCTTGGCCGGCTCGTTCTTCAGGGACAGTTTCGCCCTCTCCACATCAGTGCTAACGGACCCTCTCACCCTCTCAAGGTCTGCTTGGCCACCGAGCTTCATTTGCTCGAGTGCGATCTGGAGTTCGGCGTCGAACTTCGCCAAGTTTTCCTCCTGCACGAGCTTGGCGCCCTCGATCTTCTCCTTCGACTGAATCTCGGCCACGCGCACGCGCTCTGTGCTTTGGGTCTTGGCCAGTTCGATTTGGCCAGCGGCCACCACATCGGGCGACGGCTGCGGAGGTTGGGGAGGGGGTACGGTGGTCGGGTCCGTAAAGAACCGCTGCGGCGCGGTGAAGTCCGATGCCTTGGTGACTTCTATGGCGGTCTCGTAGACGTTCTGAGGCGTCACAGTTGGTAGACCTCCAACCAGCATTTCCTTTTGCATGTTGGCGATCATCATCAGGCGGGAGACGAGAGCGTCTTTGTTACCGGCTCCGTAGCCCACAACAATCCGCATGTCTCGGCCGGTCTTCCAGGTAGACGGGTCGATCTGCACCCACTGTCCACGGAGTTTCACAACGTCGGTCTGATGACCTGACTTGATGACCAACTCATGAGCCAGCGAGAACAGATATTCGACGCCCACCGCAAACATGCGGGCGATCTGCTCCACACGCTGCGAGGCCATCGTCGAGAGTTGATTGATCGCAACGCCCGAACTGTTGCCGCTGTTCAGTGTGGAAGGATCAACACCAGAGAACGCGCGGGATACACCCGTACGGCTCTCCACCACCGTTCCCATGTACTCAAGGCCCGCAATGGCATCTGGTAGCGTGTTCTGGGTGGGGATGGGCATGACATGCCCCTCGCCTGGAACCGCAGCCGAACCCTCCACCATGCGCGTGATGCCGCCGGCACGGGCTACCAGCATGTCGTCTACGTTGACTTCGTTCGAGACGATGTGCCGAGGCCGAATAGCGAGATTGAACCCGTCCAAACCACCCCGAAGCATGGCCGTCTTGACTCTCTGAGGGTCAACGGCAATCTCTGCGATAGACGTTCCTGGGTGTCGGTGAGGAACCAGAATCGGCGTGATGCTTGCCACACCCACGCGGGTGCATGGGTAGATAGCGGGCTCGCCGTTCTTTTCGAGGATCGTTGAGCCTACGCGGTAGACCTTCTGGAGTTCCGCGATACCGTCCTCGTCCGTGTCGTGCCGAATCCAAATACACCTAACGCGAACACGACGCATCGCCGGGTCAACTTCCCCAGAGTCCCCGAGCGTTTCCTCCGCGTAACGATTGCGCGCATCGGCTTCTTCGGTTTCGTCCGAATCCGAGTCACCGGAGGCAATGTCATCAGGAACGTCAAAACCAATCGACCGCAGGTAGCTGATTGAAACGATATCCCAGTACTCGAAGTAGCTTGCGTGCTCAAGCGAGAACGAGTCAGTGTTGATGTCAACTTTCGTGCGCTCGGGAGGAATGACCTTGAACCGTAGACGTTTCTTCGGCTTTGACTTACGCAACGTCACCGTGTGGAGCATGGGCAGCACAACCTGCCCGGTCATCGGATCAAGCTGCGGCTGGCCGTTCGGGTCTGGCTCTTGAGTATGGCTTACAACCTCGACGCCATCCTCTTGCAGCAGTAAGGCCAACCCTTCCTCGGACTGCCGCTCGTACGTTTCGAGTTCCGTGGTGATTCGGTTCTCAATGTACGGCTCGCAGTACCCGTTCTTCGACAATAGAGCGTCCATAGCCCAAGTGGTAAAAACCACGGGCCAGGGGTTTTTCTGAGTGACGAGGTAGTTGAGGTATTCGGATTCTTGCTTGGCCCCCTGCTCGTCTTCAGGGCCAAACGGCTGAAACTCGACGATGTTGTCACCGTTGGCGTAGATTCTCGACAGCGACGGCATGATCCACTGAATGGACTCAAACACCGTGCGGTCAACAATCTGGCTAAGGCCATCCGGCGCCGGCTCGACGTTCTCGCCGTTGTAGTACCGGATCAGCAGCGCACGCTCGTACTGTAGGTCGGAGTCTGTGTCCGACCCGTACGAGGACTGCTCGGCCGCGTCGATTGCTTGAATCAGACGCTCTAGGTCGGCCATTTAAGCGGCCTGATCCTTGCGAGGCCGGCCACGCTTGCGAGCGGGCACCGCTCCATGCTCCAGCGTCTCCATATCGTCGTTGGCCTCCTCGCCCCAGATATAAGCCTCGACCTTTTCCAGTCGCGCCTTGATGGCGACGTTTTCCGCTTCCAGCGCCTTCAGTCGGTGAAGTTCTGCAATGTTCATACGTGCTTCCACCAGTCACGCCTACGGATGGCGTCTATCGTTTTGGGGTGTACCCCGTGCTTTTGGGCGAGCGGTTGTCGCTGCCCGGTTGTTGCGCGAATGTCGCGTACGGCCGATTCCGTGAGCTTGGAAGATGCTTTCCGCTCACCACGGGTCGCCATGCCGCCCAAGCGGCCGGCGATCTGCTGCTGCCTCACTAGACGACGCCCCGATCGTCGTATTTGATTTTTTTGGCGGGCTCTGGCCACTTCCGTGACCGCTTCAGGTAGTGGAAGGCGTGGCGCGTAGCACTCATCAGGGGGAACCCCTCTTGGGGGATCATCCCGTCTCGCTGCCCGAAGCTCTCGTACTCACGTAACCAGGCTGTGTTGATGTCCCACACAGCCATTCCGCCAGTCGTAAGACGCTCGTCCATCTGCAAAGCGTTCGCTGCACAAACAGCCGGAGTTTCGGTGTAGGCGGAATCCTTACCGAAGAACGACAGCACCGAGCACCCGCGTTCCCGTAGGGCCTCGACATATTCCTCGTCGTCCGCGCGCCAGGCGATCGGCTTCCATGCTCCACGCCGCTTCAAGTCGTCTGCAATCACCGCAAAATGTGTACCGGGCGGATAAATCACGCTGTCATACAGCGTTACCTTGTCCGTTCCCTTTCCGACTTCATGCCCGAGCCAAACAGCAGCAAATTCGCTGTGCTTCTCGACGTGCACCCCCACAATGTGTCTCCACGTCGGTTCCGGCCTCCTAACCGGTAGCGGTTGGGGAACCGTGAGCGAGTGAGTCTGGCTTAGTGCTAAGTCCCTCACACTGATGCGCTCTGCACAAATGACCTAGACGGAACCGAAAACACCTTGCGCTCGTTCAGGTGCTCATAGGCCATCGCAACAGCCATAGCCAACGCCACCATCCCGTCGATGCGGCCTCGTGACTTCTTCTTGTCCAGCTTCCGGTTCCCTACTTCGTCCGCTTTCACCACCGCATTGGCAGCGCACATTTTCAGCACCGGATTGTTGCCGTGCTTGATCCGCTCGCTAAGCAGTAGGGACTCGAGGGTTCTAAGGGCCGGCGTCATCGACTGGAATCCCTGCCCAAACTCAACAAACCGGTCATCAATCAGGCTTTCCGACATCCCCGCCCGAATCAGCCAGGGGCGAAGGTGCTTCATGTTCCAGCGGTCGAACGCGATCTTGCGCACGTCCTTGGTTTCAAACAGGTCGGCGATGTAAAGCGCGATGCTCTCGTACTCAATTGACCGGCCCGGAGTCGTGCTCACGTACCCAGCCTTAGCCCAGGAGTCGTAAGGCACCCGGTCCTTTCTCGCCCGCTCGGCTAGCCCGTACTCCGGCAGCCAGAACGTGGCATGGACACTCAGCTTCCCGTGCGCCGGAGAGGCCAGAACCAAGGCCGTCAGGTCGTTCGATTCGGACAGGTCTAGGCCGCCGTAAACGACGTGTCCGTCGTCCGGCATCCCACCGTTAGCCGACCATACCGACTGCGTGACAAACGGCGCCGAAGCCTCTACGCGCTGGTTAAGCGTGTAGTTCCTGAACAGCGCCTCGAGCGCCGGCATGCGCTTCGCGTCGTTCTGCTGCTTCTGGACTTCGACCGGGTTGAGGAAGTCGCCATAAGCCGGATTCGCCAGCTTCAAGGCTTCCTCCGAGAACGGGTCAATGTCCATCGGAGCGCTGTAGAGCGACACGACTACACGAGGGTCATTGCCCTCGATCGCGTCATCAATCAGCACCGAAAGCAGGTCTGCATCAGTCGGCGCCTGGGTCGAAATCACCACCGCCATCGGCCGATCGTGCGCGCCCATCGCGTTATCAATAGCTGTATACAGC